AATATAATGCCTTACATGGATGATTAAAATTTAATCGAACTTTTTGATTTTTATCAGGAACGGACTCAGAACCAGTAAATTGAACTTGTTCAATTAAATATTCATGTTGTGCTTGTGCAAATCTTTTACGTTCTTCAGTATCAAGATATACATAATCAACATACAAAGATGCACTCATGTTTAATGGAGATACATCAGTTTGTGTAACATTGTGAGTAGTGTTAATACATGACATTAATTGAGAAAATTCAAAATTAAATTTAACTTCATGATATTGAAGAGCAATTAATGGAATTGCTAATCCATCATTTCTATTATTGAAAAATTTAAGAGGAATATATAATATCGCAGCATCATGACGAGGACTTAAAGTAGTTAGTTGGTGTGTATTACCAATCATAATATCATAACCACGATCATGAGCCCAGTTTCTTGCAAGTTCATACCAAATATTAAGCCAATCTCCATATTGTTTGTCAATACGAGTGCCGCCAATTTCTAATTCAACACTGTTAATAAGAACATGACCAATTCTGCTAACCCATGCCCATTTTTTATGATTAGTTGCAATAGCAGTAGGATTTAAATCAAGACTTGGTAATTGAACTCTTAAATATGTCTTTGTAATTAAATCACCATTCCTGCTGATTTGACAAGTTGTCTTTCTGCCAAAATCAGATGTTCCATTAAATACTTGTTCAATATTTTCTACAGCAAAATTTGTATGTCTACGATATACAACTTTAAAAAATGTAATTTGTGGATTTCCTGTAAGATATACATCTTGTGCGCCATAAGCGACTAATTGCATTAAACCTCCTCCCATTATATATATATATTATATATTAGAAAATTTTTTTCAAAAAACGCATAATTATAATTAATATATTAATATTAAAATATTTTATATATTATATTTTATTACATCTTAAAATAATTTATTTTTATTTTTTTAGATCATCAAATATACTTATTAATTCTGAATAATTAATAAATTCTTTAATTTTTATCATAATATCAAAATTATGATTATGTAATTATTTAAAATTAGTAAATTATTCTCCTAAATATATATTTGATTTTTTAAACATTTAAAAAAAAGATATTATTTTTTTTTTAAATATAATATAACTTTCTAACTTAAATATTTTTAAAAAAAATAATATCTTCTATTACAACAAATTAATTCAATACTAATTATTCTTAAGTCATTTGTTTTTATATATATTAAATTCATAAATAATAACAAGTTTATTCATATATTGATTATGATATTCTGATATAGCATGAAAAGATTAAAAGAAAACAATTAAATTCTTTTATCATTATATTCTGTTATTTCTTTAATAATTAGAATAGCAGTTTATTAAACTTTTTTTAATAATATATTTATTTTTATAGTCTATATATATATATATATTCAGAAAAATAATATTCTATTACAATCACGTATAATATTTTATAATATATTATATATATATTATATTATTATAATAATAATATATATATGAATTTTTTTAAAGATTTATCTTTTAATAATATTAATTCATTTAAAGAAAAACATACAAAATATACAACTTATATAAATAATAACAAAAATAGTATAAACACAACATTAGATAATAAACATAATGAAAAAGTAAATGAATTTATTAATAATGATATAATTTATAAAAAAAAGAAGAAGAAATGTTTAAATTTAATAAATGCATATACTAAATTAGAAAATATATCTATTTCAGAATTATTACCGGAAGAATTTAATAAAAAAGCTATACTTAAGAATGATATTGAACTATTACAATTAGATATTAATAAAATTATTAATAGATATAGTGAAATTAATTATTATGATAGTACAATTGATATATTAATGGACTATTATAATAATATAAATGATAATAATTTTGATAAATCAAAACTATATAATAAATATATGAAAATAGTCTATAATCAAAATATTAACAAAAATAAAAAAATATATAATATAAAAATATGCAATAAATGTAAAATTGAAAAAATATTACATATTACAGATGGATATATAATATGTACAAAATGCGGAGAATCTGAAATTATATTGCTTGAAAATGAAAAAAATTATTATAAAGATTCTACCAATGATATAAAAATTTGTTCATATAAAAGAGTTAATCACCTTTCTGAAATATTAAATCAATTTCAAGCTAAAGAAACAACAGAAATTAATAACGAGTTTTTTGAAAAAATAAAAAATGAACTTAATATTCAAAGAATTTATGATTATAAAAATCTTGATTACAAAACTATTAAATTTATATTAAAAAAACTTAAATTAAATAAATATTATGAACATATACATCATATAATAAATATTTTAAATGGAATACCACCTCCATCGATAACAAGAGAACAAGAAGAAAATATAAAAAAGATATTTAAAGATATACAAAAACCATTTTCATTATTTAGACCACCAAAAAGAAAAAATTTTTTAAATTATAATTATATAATTCATAAAATTTGTGAATTATTAGAATATGATAATTTTTTACCAAATTTTCCCCTACTTAAATCTAGAATCAATTTAGAAGAACAAGATATTGTTTGGGAAAAAATTTGCAATTTTAATAACTACCAATTTATACCTTCAATTTAATTATTTCTTTAATAATTATCTTATTTTAAAAAATTTCATCGTATCCTGATGAAGACATATTTGAAATAATAATTATTAAAAAAATTGATTTTTTTTTTATATATTGAAATTATACTAATTATATATACCATAATATTTTTTGATTAGATTTAAAAATAAATTAATATATATATAAAATGAAATCTCCTTACTCAAAATTCTTTAAAAATGATTCTGATGATTCTTCATCAGAGTCAGATTCAGATAATAAATTAAATATAAAAAAAAAATCAAATAATTATTCTGATGATGAATCATCAGATTCAGATAATAAAGCAAATATAAAAAATAAATTAAATATAAATAAAAAGTCAAATAATAATTCAGATGATTCATCATCTGAGTCAGAGTCAGAGTCTGATTCAGATAATAAATCAAATATAAAAAAAAAGTCAAATAATTATTCAGATGATTCATCATCAGACTCAGAATCAGAATCAAATACTGGTTTAAAAAAAATTAATTCATCATCAAAATCTAATAATGTAAAAGAAGAAGATAATAAAATTTATATATTGTTGGATGTCAATAGTATTATAATAAATAAATTATCTAATAAGTATTATTTGGAGGAAGATGTTATTAAATTTATGGATATATTAAAAATAAATAATATTGAAGTTAATATTAAGAATAATAAAATAGTTTGTGATACTGATAAAATAGAGTTAGTAAGTAATAAATTACTTAAACATTTTAATATTAAATCATCGCTATTAGTTATTAATGACAATAGAGTATATATTATTGTTAATAAAAATAATAGTACTATAAAAAATTTACATAAAAAATATTTTTCAAATATGTATAATAAAAAAAAAAAAGGTTTTGTAGATTTTATTGAAAAAATTAAAATAAATAAAATAAAAGCTTATAAAAAAAAAGATAAAAATTTAATAATATGTGATAGTAATAATACTGATATAATATCAAAAATTTTAATATCTCATTTAAAAATTAATGTATTAAATATTATTATTAAAAATAATAAAAATTTTGATAAAACATCAAAAAAAATTAATATCTATTCTAATAATAATATTATAAAAATTAAAGGAATTAAAAATAATAAAGATTTTATATCATCTTTGCAAAATACTATTAATATTGAACTTGATTTTACTATTAAAAATAATTTTTATATTATTCTATATAATTATAATAATACTGATATTATTATAAATTTATTGATAAATTCTTTCAATTATAAAAATGATGATATTAATATTAATGATAATGATGATAATGATGATAATGATGATAATGATGATAATGATGATAATGATAATAATGATGATGAAAAAGAAATAAATGATATTAATGATAATAATAATGATAATGATGATAAAAAAATTATTAATAATTATGATAATGATGAGAAAGAAAATGAAGAAAATGAAGAAAATGAAGAAAATGAAGAAAATAATAATAATTCAAAAAAAATATATTTAGAAATATTGGATAATAATATAAATATTAAAATACCATATAGTTATGGTATTTTAGAGGAAGATAAAGTAAATAAGATAACAAAATTTATAAAATGGTTAAATATAAAATTTGATAAAAGTAATTATGACAATTATAATATAATATTATTAAATAAAAAAGATATTACTATGGATAAACTTAAATCATTATTGTTAAAATATTTAAAATGTAAGATAACTGATATAGTTGATGATATTAATATAGTTGTAAATAATTCTGAAATACCTGATTTAGATAATAATGTTAATCAAAAAAAAATTATTATTAATGTTGTATCACGAAATCGAAATAAATGTATTACTACAATTCAAGGTATACCGAATGATAAATTTACAAATAAAAAAGATATAAATGATTTTTTAAAAAATATAAGAATATTATTAGCAGTTGGAGGAGTTACTTGCAAAAAAATAATAATAAAAACAGAACCAGGAGAAGAAGTTAAATATGAATATATTATACAATTTTCAGGTTCAAGTGAAAGAATTAATGATTTAGTTTTAAATTTTGTAAATGATAATTCCTACAAAATAATAGAAAGCAATTTTATAAAATAATTATTTTATATATATAATTATTTTATCCTAAATAATTTTATATATTAAATTATTTAGGATAAAATAATTATATATATTGTGGATATATATAAGTATTATATGGGAGGTGGTTTAATACAAATAGCATCTTATGGAAAACATGATTCATATTTAATTGGAAAACCAGAAATAACATTTTTTAAAATGGTTTATAAAAAACATACTAATTTTTCGATGGAATATTTAGAACAAAAATTAGACGGAATGTGTGATTTTGGCTCAACAAATTCATGTACAATATCTAAAATTGGTGATTTGGTGCATAAAATATATTTAAAGATAGAATTACCACAGATAAATTTATTAAAAATTATTGATAATGATGTATTAATATATAATCAAGAGTATAATTTATTAGTTAATAATTATAATTTGTTGCAAAATTTTATAAATATAATAAATTACAGTATAGTGCAGCCTTTGTATTTACTTTTAAAGATTAATAATTTATTATATAATGACATAATAACAAAATATAATTTATTATTTAATAGTATAGATTATTCTCAACTATTATATTCAATAGTTGATATAAATATTACATTTCCAAATATAGTTTATTTACCTTTGTCAAATAACAATGTTTCTAATAATAAATTTAGTTATTTATTAATGGACTTTGATACATATTTTAAAAATAATATTACATTATATAGTTTGGATTTTAATACTGTGTTAAAAAAATTATTAGATAATTATACATCTCAAATTTCTATTATTAAAACAAATATTTGTAATATAATTATCGAAAAACAAAAAATTAATAATATAAAAAATAGACAAAATATATGTTTTGCATGGGCAGAATACATCGGACATCAAATAATTGATAAAATAGAAATAGAAATAGGTGGAAAAATTATTGATTTTATAGATAATATTCGATTACAAATATATTATCAGCTTACCAACAATATTTTATTAGATGACACATATAATAAACTTATTGGAAATATTGATGAATTAAAAACTTTTAATTCAGATATTAAACCATCATATACTTTATACATACCTATTAATTTTTGGTTTTCAAAATATTCAGGAACTTCTTTACCTTTGATTTTTTTAAGATATCATGATGTAAAAATAAATATTAAATTAAATGATTTAATTAATTGTTGTTATTATGAAAAAATAGATGATAATGTAGTTATTGAAAATCTAATATCATTAAATTATGTATCATTATTAATAAATTATATATATTTAGATTCAGAAGAGCGTAAAAAATTTGGTCAAATATCGCATGAATATTTAATAGATCAAACACAAGTAATTAATTATAATATATACAATACCTCATATACAAATATTGAAATACCTTTTTTTAATCCAATAAAACAATTATTTTGGCTTATTCGAAATAATGATACAATTGAAAAATTAAAATATTTTGATTTTTCAAATAATTATTATATTGACATATATCAATTTTTAGATTTCAAAAATAATCAAATTATTATTAATACAGTTAATATTAATTTAAATAATATTATTAAAATTGGTGATACTATTACTATAATAAATAGTATATATTATAGTGGCTCTTATACTGTATTAAATATTATTAACGAATATATATATATTAATTTTAATTATTTTATTACTGAAAATTATATTTATAACTATAATACAGATTACTCTAAAAATAATAATTATATACCTAACTCACAAGCATTTATTATTAAAATTAATAATAATTCTTCTATACAATTTTCTACCTTCGAAATTAACGGTATTACAAGATTTAATTTACTTGATAGTATTTATACAAATTATGTTCAACCTTATCAATCTAATTCTAAATCTCCATCTTTGGGATTAAATTCATATTCATTTGCGTTATATCCAGAAAATTATCAACCATCTGGTTTTTGCAATTTTAATAAAATTAATTTAAAAACTCTATCTTTAAAATATTCTAATATAATTAATAGTGCTCAATTATCTATCTATGCACATAGTTATAATATTTTATTATTTGAATATGGCAAAGCTGGTCTTGTACTTAATCTATAATATACAAAAATTTGAATATTTGTCTATTATACAATTTTACCATATAATATCTCTTCATACTAAAAAAAATATCCATTACGGTTGCAATAATATATGATTTCTTTCTCAAGAAATCTTTCACAAATTAATGGAGACATTTTCACAATTTTTGATGATCTTAAAAATAAAAATATAAAATGTTTTTTAGTAAATAAAACTAATTATGTTTCTTTCTATGCAAAAGGCTGCAACAGTTAAATGACTTTATTATATATATTGATAGATGTTAATATATCTTATATTATACTGATATATAAAAATTATAATAAATATTAATAATTTTATTATTAATATTTATTATATTTTTAT